CTACCATTCGTCGTTGGGGTCCATATCCTGGTCAACCTTGGAGTCGGCTCCGCTCAGGCCTTGCAGTGCCTGGTGGGCGGATAGGCCTGAGATTGACGCTGGCTTGCTTGCTTCTTCGAGCGTACGAGACCGTAATGGGCTGAAGAACCACTCGGTGCCGGTTGACTCTTTCCGCCTTAGCACTAGGACTAGGTTGAGCCTGCCCCATTTTGCAGAGAGGGTAGTGGGGGTTGAGTCTACGAGCTGGAAGAAGCTGCCACCCACCTTTGTCCTCTCGGTCTTGCTCCAAGGCATCTGCCTGGCTCTTATTTCAACGCCGTCAGAGTCCACAGCCCGGATGTCGAAGCCCAGTGCGTGGGGAAAAACGTTGATAACGCCCGAATCAGTGAAGTCATTAGTGTTCATGTTAGTTACTCCGAAATGGGGCGAGGAGATCTCACCCTTCAAATATGAATGACCCAATATGACGTTGGGTCATGGGAACCTTCAGGGGCCTAGTTGCCCAGAACGATGGATATAGCCATGACGGTGTATGCCATGGCCGTAAATACGCCCCCGGCCACCGCACCAAGCACCCAGTGGCGGAAAAGCTGGCGTTTTAAGTCGGTATCAGCCGCGTGCGCGGCCCGCGTAGATATACGTTTAGCGAAGTCTCTCATCTGCAATCCTCGATATACAAAGTGAATGGACAGACAAATGACCCAATTCTTCTTACACGGTGTGTGTGTAATCCCTGGAGGGCTGGTCTATAGTCGAGGCGGCAAAAAAAGCCCCCTTTCGGGGGCTAGGGGTTACTCGGCGTCGAGTTCGTAGAGGAGCTTCAGGTCGTCTGCGAAGCCCATGTCGTCTGCTAGGGCCCAGGTGATTTCCTCTATCTCTCGGGAGTATGAGGCGAGGGCTGCGGCTTTTGCCTTGGGGTTCTGCGCGGCCCTGTATCCATTAATGCCTGGGATCCAATCTGTGCCGAATGGGAGGGCGGTGATTCGGAACGCGGCTTTGTCTGCTTTGGTGATGGCCATGGTATGTATACTCAGTAAGTGAATGGACAAATAAATGACCCAATAATCGAGGCCCCGGCGCGTGCAGATAAAGAATTCTTTTCTGAGGGGTTAGGATCCGAATCCGAAGTGGGGGTGGCTATGTCATTCGTATAGGGGGATCCCCGCTGGTGGGCATAGACCACGTTTTCGTAAAAAAAAAAAAATTATGAAATTTTTTGGGGCGATATTTGCTTTTGGGCCCTCCCTTCCGTATAAAACCAAGATTATATAAGACCCCTCAGAGCCCAAAGATTCATAGATATGGTACGTAAGACAGACGCAACGCAACCTGCAGCTTTGAATTCCAAACAAGTTACTAAGCTAACTTCGCCTATGCATTACCTGTCGGACCAGCAAAGGATATTTGTTGAGCGGATCATGAAAGGGGATGGGCCCACACAAGCGGGCCGTATAGCTGGGTACGCGAATCCAGATAAGCAAGGGTATGACGTCGTCAAGAGTAAGAAGGTAGCGGCGGCTATAAAATACCTTCACCAGAAGCATGAGAAAGTCGCTGATATATCAAGGAAGAAGGTGATGGACGGGTTTAGGGAGGCGATTGATATGGCGAGGCTGCAGGCTGACTCTGGGAACATGATTTCTGGCTGGCGTGAAATCGCCAAACTCTGTGGCTATTACGCTCCGGAAGTTAAAAAAATCGATATCAACATTACTGCGAAACGGGTGATCGACAAGCTAGAGACCCTCTCGGATAATGACTTACTTGAGATGGTCGAGCAGAGTCAGAACGTTATCGAATCAGAGGCATATGAGGTGTTAAACGAGCTTGAGTATGACCAAAACCCCACCGCCTGATCCACTCCAGAGTGTAGATCCGAAAGTAAAACTTGAGATGGCGAAACGGGTTCTCGCCCGTAGGAGTCTTGTTCAGTTTACTAAGCGGTTCTACCCGCAATACAACCCTGGTTGGTTGCACTACGATATAGCTGCGCGTTTAGAGCAGTTTATGCGTGACGTAGAGCAGCAGCTCTCTCCTAGGTTAATGCTTCTAGTTCCTCCTAGGCATGGGAAGTCAGAGCTAGCCAGCATACGATTCCCAGCTTTTGTCTTGGGCCATCATCCAGATTGGGAGGTTATCAACTGCGGGTATAATCTAGACCTCCCCATGAGGTTTTCCAGGAAAGTTAGGGAGATCGTGCGTGATCCTGGGTATAAGCCGTTGTTTACTGGTATGTCGTTGGACCCAGACTCGCAAAGCGCTGAAGCGTGGAACACGACTTCTGGCGGAGGTTTTACAGCTGCAGGTGTGGGAGGCGGTATTACGGGGAAGGGCGCGACGATCCTTACCATTGATGATCCTATTAAAAACCAGGAAGAGGCGGATAGTGTAAACACGAGGGATGGGTTGTGGGATTGGTACTGGTCGACTGCTTACTCTCGATTATCCCCCGGCGGTGGGGTTTTGATTATACAAACGTGGTGGCACGATGATGATCTAGCGGGTCGACTGCAGCAGAAGATGCTGCATGAGGAAGACTCCGACAAGTTTGTAATTATTAAATACCCCGCTTTGGCCGAGGCGTGGGAGTACCGGGACAACCACACGAGTCTCATTGAGAGGTATGAAGAGCCTCTTGACCCAACACATCTCGAATTGCGCTTGTCTGCTCAAGAAACGACGAACGAGCCGGTTGAAGTAGACGATAATCGTACTTTATTGAGGATGCCCGGGGAGGCGCTCCACCCCCAGCGGTATGATGAGAGGATGATGCGGTCCATGCGGGCGAACCAGCCGCCGCGCATATGGTCTGCGTTATATCAGCAGAATCCCGTGCCTGACGAGGGCGTCTACTTCCGCAAAGATTTTTTCCGTTATGAACCGACTCCTCCGGAGGCCTACGAGAGGAATGTGTACCAGGCGTGGGACTTCGCTATTGGGGAGCGGCAGCAGAATGATTACACTGTGGGGGTTACACTTATACAGGACGAGAGTGATTTCTTGCATCTAGTGGAGCTGGTACGGTTCAAAGCCGACAGCTTCGTTATAGTGGAGGAGATGCTGGACGCCGCTGAACGTTGGGGTAGTGAACCGACTGCGCCGCTTCAGATCGGGGTGGAGGATGGGCAGATATGGAAGGCCTTAAAGCCGTTGTTCGAGCGGCGGATGTCCGAGCGTGGTCTTTACCCGCCTTATACTGTTTTGAAACCGCTGTCCGACAAGTTAGCCAGAGCCAGACCCTTACAAGGGCGGATGCAGCAGGGTCGCGTATACTTCCCTGCGGATAGGCCTTGGGCGGCAGAGGTCGAGAAGGAGCTACTCCGTTTTCCTGCAGGGACACATGACGATATCGTGGATGCCCTAGCTTGGGCTGTGCATCTGACTTTAAGGTCTAGTCCGAGGTTGCGGCATAGACCGAAGGAGCCCAAGGGTTGGAGAGAGAAGCTGTCCAGTCATATATCTAGGGCTGGTAATGCAGGACACATGGCGGCATGATATATAGGATTAGAGGGTAAGAATCGGGATGGCTGAATCTAACAAAGCAGGGGAGCTGGTCATTAAGTGTTTTCATGCGCGTACGGTAGCGCATATCCAACATTTACAGACTGAATCTTACTCTCAGCACAAATCACTGGAAGAGTTTTATATCAACATAGTACCGTTGGCAGATAAATTTGCTGAGTCCTACATGGGGGCGTACGGTTCGAGGTTAGATGAGTTCCCTGGCATATTTATACTTAACCCCGATCCTATGAGTTCCCTAGAAGCATTACAGACATGGATAACAGACAATCGGGAAGAGATTTCCGAGCTGTCCAGCTGCCAGAACATCATAGACGAGATCCTAGAGTTGTGCTTCTCCACGATCTATAAGCTCAGTCTTCAATGATATTTTTACCTATCTGAGGCGCGAAACGCTATGCCAGTGGATTCCCAGAAAGCTCTACATCAGTGGATGCGGTATCAGTACGTTCGCGATAACGGGCACGCAGACTATGTTCGTAAAGCAGACCGGTGTAATGATTTTTTCATAGGGGAGCAGTGGGATAAGAACGATATGGCGCTGTTGGAGGCGCAACGGCGTCCCGCCTTAACTATAAACAAGATTATCTCCACCATTGGGAACATTATGGGGGAGCAGATTCAGAACCGTACTGATATCAGCTTCCAGCCGCGATCTGGTGCGCCGGTTGAGATGGCTGAGACTCTTTCCAAAGTGTTCAGGCAGATATCCGACACCAACCAGCTGGATTGGAAACGATCTGATATGTTCTGCGATGGTGTGATATCTGGGCGTGGATTTCTAGATGTGCGGCTCGATTTTACGGATTCCATGATGGGTGAGGTTCGACTAGAGAATCTTAACCCCAAGAACGTAATGATCGACCCTGACGCAGAGGAATACGATCCTGACACTTGGAACGATCTGTTTACTACTAAATGGATGACGTGGCAGGACATTGAGCTGCTGTACAACAAAGAAGATGCGGAGGCCCTAAAGACGAGGGGCTCGTCTTATTTCCCGTACGGATACGATTCCATCGAGCGTGATCGGGACAGGTTTGGATCTTCTTATAACCAGGGGTATTCCCACGGGCCTTGGGATGAATCTGAGGTCATACGGAATATCCGAGTGATCGAGAGGCAGTATAAGAAGCTTTCCGTGCAGCCTCATTTTGTTGATTTACAGACCGGGGATATGCGGCCCATTCCTGATACTTGGGGCCAGGAGAAGACCGATATGATCTCCACCCAGTTTAATCTGGGGGTTACAAAGAAGCAGGTCAAACGGATCCGTTGGTGTGTTACTGCGGATAATATGGTCCTGCATGACGACTGGTCCCCGTACAACCACTATACGGTGGTGCCATACTTCCCATATTTCCGACGTGGTAAGACAATCGGGCTGGTTGAGAATTTGCTCGGGCCTCAGGAATATCTGAACAAAGTTACGAGCCAGGAGCTCCACGTTATCAACACCACGGCTAATTCGGGCTGGATTGTCCAGACGGGTAAGCTGCGGAACATGAATATCGAGGAGCTGGAGCAGCGAGGAGCTGAGACAGGACTCGTGATGGAGGTCGAAGGTTCTCCCGGCGAGGTGGTTCAGAAGATTAGCCCGAATCAGACTCCGTCAGGACTCGACCGCTTCAGCTATAAAGCTGAGGAACATATAAAGAACATATCTGGCGTAACGGACTATATGGCGGGTAATGCCCGTGAGGAC